CTACCGGGTCACTATGTCGGCGCACCGAACTCGAACCGCACATACTCGAACCTCGAGACGCAAGGCCTCGAATACCTTCGCTGGACTCTCCTCCCGATCACGACCCGCATCGAGGCCACGTTCACGGACTACCTCCCACGGGGCCAGGTGGCGAAGTTCGAGTACGACGGGATCCTTCGAGCCGACACACTCACCCGCTACCAAGCTCATCAGATCGCGCTCTCGAACGGCTTCCTCACACTCGACGAAGTGAGAGCTCTCGAGAACCGTCCGCCACTAGACCAGGAGGCAACATCATGAACATCGAAACACGCGCCTATGAAACAGATCTCGAAGTACGCGGAGCCGGCGACGGCCGGACCGTGTGCGGGATCTGTGTCCCGTACAACCAGGTCCAGCGCATAAACGCGAACCTCTCCGAAGTGTTCATCCGTGGCGCGTTCGCAAACGTGGTGAGAGCTTCGCATCGAGTGAAGTTCCTCGTCGGCCACGATGCGAGCGCTCTCCCAATCGGACGCGCGACACTTCTCCGCGAAGACGAGAGCGGCCTCTATGGGGAGTTCCGCATTAGTGACACCGAGCGCGGATCCGAAGTCCTCACGCTCATCCGAGACGGCGCACTCTCCGAGCTCTCGATCGGCTTCTCACCGCTTCGCGATAAGCGCCGCGCCGACGGTGTTGTCGAGCGCCAGCTGGCTCACCTCGCCGAAGTCTCCGCGGTCACATTCGGCGCATACGGCCAAGCCGCCTCGGTCGTCGGAGTACGCGACCAATCGAAGACGCCGAACCTCGACGCACTCGAAGAGATCCTTCGCGGAGTTCGCAAGTGATCGGACAACAGCACACCGTCGGAACGACCGCGACTCTCATCATCGACGCCGACTCCACGAACCGAACCATCGTCCTCCACGCAATCGGGAACGGTGTCATCTACCTCGGCGGATCTAACGTCACCACGAGCCAGGGCTTCTATCTCGACAAGGCCGCCGGCCCGGTGGTCCTGGAACTACCACCCGCGGAGAAGCTCTACGGCATCGTCTCCAACGGGACCGACATCATCTCAACACTTCTTCCGGACTCATAACCATGCCGTGGCACATCGAAGAAGATCATCCCGGATGCCTCGGCTATGCCGTCGTCAAGGACGAAGACGGTGAGCTCGAAGGATGCCACCGCACACGAGCACAAGCTGAGGACCACCTCGCCGCGCTCAACATCGTCGAAGCGAATGACATCGAAGACGAAGACGAGAACGACATGGAAGACGTGATCGACGAGCTCGTGGATCAATCCGCTCGAATGACGAACCGCGCACTCGTAGAACAGATACTCGCGCAAGTTCGCCGGCCGAGATAAACTCACGACCAGACCGACACCTCGCCGGACGGATACGAGCACCTCGCCAAGAGCGACACCCTCTCCGGATCTGGAACGACACCCCGGTGATCCATACCAGCTACGAACGGGAGAACACCGTGAACGCATTCCTCAAGAACCTCCAAGAAACACGCGGAGCGAAGCAGGACCTCATCGAGGCAACCCTGAACCGCGCCGCCGAAGAAGCTCGTGACGTCACCGACATCGAAGTCGCGAACATCCAAGCCCTCACCCTCGAGATCTCCAAGCTCGATGAGCGCATCGAACAGATCACCGACCTCGAAGTACGCAAGGCGAAAGCCGCCGAGCTTGCCGCATCCGTCGAAGGCGACAAGGTGGAAACACGCTCCGCCGCACCGACCCGCGTCATCTCAGAAGAGGCGACCTACCACGAGCGCTCAGCGAACGACTTCCTCTCCGACGCAATCGCGGCCGAGTTTGGCGGAAGCTACGAAGCCCGCGAGCGTATGGCTCGCTACCAGAACGAAGTCCGCATCGAGAAGCGCGACTCCGGCACAAGCAATTTCTCCGGGTTGGTAGTACCTCAGTACCTCGTCGATCAGTTCGCGCCACTCCGTCGCGCTGGCCGTCCGACCGCGGACATCTCCGTGAACGCACCACTCCCCGCCACCGGCATGACCGTGAACCTCGGCCGCCTCACCACCGGAGTCACGACATACATGGCGACAGAAGGAACCGCGGTCACCGAGTCCTCACCCGATGACACACTCCTCACCGTGAACGTGCGCACCGTCCAGGCGATGTGGGATCTCTCGAAGCAGGCATCCCTCCGCGGTGTCGGCATCGAAAGCCAGCTCCTCGGAGACGGCATCCGCTCCTACCACTCGACACTCGACGCGAACATCATCAACGGCGACGGATCCGCACCGAACCACCGCGGCATCCTGAACACCTCCGGCATCAACTCGGTGACATACACCGACGCGAGCCCAACATGGGCGGAGTTCTTCCCTAAGTTGGTCGCCGCCGTCACCGCCGTCTCGAGCAACTTCTACGGATCCGCGACTCACATCGTCGCCCATCCTTCGCTCATCGGATGCTGGCTCCGCGCATTGGACACCACGAACCGCCCAATCTTCGGACCTACCGCTGGCAACCCAATGAACGCGGCCGCAACCTACGACCGTCCGGACTACCTCGGCGGAGGCCTTCAGATCCTCGGCATCCCCGTGGTCGCCGATGCGAACATGCCGACCAACCTCGGCACCGGAACAGATGAGACCGCGGTCATCGTCGGAGACTTCCGCGAGAGCTACCTCTGGGAAGAGAACTCGGGTCAGCCGTTGTACGTTCGCTTCGAGGAGCCATCAGGCACCAACGCGATCCGCACGATCCTCTTCGGCTTCTCGGCATACACCGCCGGCAAGTACCCGACCGCGTTCTCGGCAATCACCGGAACCGGCCTCATCACTTCAGCCTGGGCCTAATCAGCCCACCTACCGGCCCGGGGAGCACATCTCCCGGCCGTCGGAAGGTTCACATGAACATCGACGCACTCATTCGCGCATACGAAGAAGAGCTCCGGGGATACATCCGCCGCGGAGCCACCGAACGCGCTCAGCTCGTCGAAGCAGAGCTTCGTCGGCTCGGTCACTCGCCAGGTGTCACGCCTCGCGAGGATGTGCTGGCCGAGCCGATGAGCACCCCACAATCCCCGCCAGACGCGCCAGACACGCCCGAGACGGACGCGAAGAAGGCGTCCGCACCTAAGAGGCCCACGACACGAAAGAAGCGCTAGAGATGGCAATCACGAACGGCTACGCAACACTCGCCGAGCTGAAGGCGTATCTCAAGATCGACGACTCGATGGAAGACACACTTCTCGAGAACATCGTCGAAGCCGCTTCTCGCTCAATCGACCGCATCGCGAACCGCCGCTTCTATCTCGACTCGAGCGCAACCGCTCGCCAATACCGACCCGCCGATCTTCTCCGCGTCTTCACGGATGACTTCGGATCCACGTCGGGCCTCGTCGTCAAAACCGACCCCGACAACTCCGGCACATACCAGACGACGCTCACTCTCAACACGGACTACATCGTCGAGCCGGTGAACGCCGCCGCGAAGGGTCGCCCCTGGAACTACATCACCATCGTCTCTGGCGAGTCCTACTCTCTGCCCGTGAACTACCGTCCCCAGGTCGAAGTGACCGCCCGATGGGGATGGCCTTCAGTACCGGACGACATCAACCAGGCGACGCTCATCCTCTCCGCGGATCTCTACAAGCGGAAGGACTCGATCGGTGGCGTCCTCGGTCTCTCCGAACTCGGCGCGATCCGCATGTCCCCACTAGGCCGAGACATCACCGCGATGGTCCGCGCATACAAGCGAGAGTTCTTCGGATGATCCCGTCCACCGTTCGCGCGAACCTAAAGACCGCGCTCGCGCCGGTCGTGTCTCGCGTGTTCGATTACGTCCCCGACCAGGTGCCGGCCCCGTGTGCCGTCGTCGGGAACATCACGATCACATTCGACGAAGCTCAGAACCGAGGCCTCGACATGGGCGAGGTCGATGTCCTCGTCATCGTGTCCCGCATGAACGACCGCGGAGCCCAGGACAAGCTCGACGGGTATCTCGCCGGATCGGGAGCTGGCTCCGTCAAAGCCGCACTAGAAACAGATCGCACACTCTCGGGAGCGCTCGCGACGCTTCGAGTAGTTCGCGCGGCACCGATCACGATCGAGGTCGCCGGCGTCACATACTTCGCGTATCAGTACGAGGTGGTACTTCATGGATAGCTACAAGATCATCTACAAGATCGCACTCGGAGAGCCTGGCTCTACCGTGTCGAGAGATGAACTCGAGGAGGCAGGCGTGAACATCGACGCGCTCATCGCTTCGGGTCATCTAGAATACGCATCGAAGCCCGCTCGGGCTAAGACCCAGACAGAGGAGTAGCTCATGGCTCAATACATTCCCATGACCCAGGTCACCGTGAACTCGGTGAACATCGACGACAGAGTGGTCTCATGTGTGCTCACACGCGCTAAGGAGAGCCAGGACATCACGACCCAGGCAGACACCGCTCGCAAGTTTTCCGGAGGCCTCGAGTCCGTGACCGTGGACATCGAGATCCAGCTCGACCAGGCGGCCGGCGAAACGACCGCAACACTCGAAGCGCTCGTCGGAACTACGACGACTCTCGTCATGATCCCGTCGTCCGGCGCGGCTTCCGCTACGAACAGGAAGTACACCGTGACCGGCGCATTCCTCGAGTCCTTCTCAAGCATCGACGGCGGCCTCGGCTCCATCGCAACCACGACCGCTCAGTTCACCGGCGGAACCCTGGCGATTACGAACTCATAACGACATGATCCCGAAACTCCAGATCACCGTCCAGCACATCGACGGGATCGCCGGAACCTATCCGGTGAGTCCGTGGGTAATCGACCAATGGGAACAGATGGCGAAGGCGTCCTTCATGAAGACGTTCGCATCTGTCGAGTCCGCCGACGTGGGCCACATCAACCTCCTCGCATTCCTCGCGGAACGCCAGGCAGGGGGAGAGGTCGCGTCATGGCGTGAGGCCTACATCAAGAGCCTCGAAAACATCCCGACCGTGGAGGTCGTCTCCGACCCAAAAGAAGCGGAGGAGAGTTCCGACGCTTCATCGCTGAGTTAGCTCTCGCGACCGGCATCTCGCCGCGCGAACTACTCGAGAGCGATGTCGAGACGCTGAACATCCTCGTCGAGATCCTGAACCAACGCGAGAAGAAAAGGCGCTAGATGTCTCTCAACAAATACCAGAAGCAAGCCGCCGCCAAGTATCGCGAAGGCGTCATCGGAGACATGGGCGGCCAGCTGGAGATCGACGGTCTCCGGCAAGTTCAGAAAGCGATGAGAAGCTTCTCCGACGACTCACGCAACGACATGAAAGAGACACACCGACGCGCCGGTCAGATCGTCGTCGATGGTGCCGCGCGGTATGTCCCCGTCCGATCCGGTGCTCTCCTCGCATCGCTTCGCTCCGCACCAACTCAGCGCCAGGGCCGCGTCCGTGTCGGATCCGCCGCGGTGCCATACGCCGGCCCGATCCACTTCGGATGGCCAGCTCGCAAGATCCAGCCGAACCCGTTCATCTACGAAGTCCTCGACGATCGCCGGCAGGAGGTGTACGCGATCTACGCGCAACGCATCTCCGAGCTCATCTACAAGTACGACCTCGACTAGGAAAGTAATCTAGGACCTATGGCTAAGTCGATCTCCGTCGTCGTTTCAGGTAACGCGGCACCACTACGCAAGGCGCTCGGCGAAGCCGGCGACTCGATCTCTAACTTCGGGAGCTCGGTCAAGAAGTTCGCACTCCCCGCCGCCGCCGCTCTCGGCGCGGTCGCATTCGCTGGACTCGATGCGGCGAAGGCCGCGATGGAAGATGAAGCCGCGTCGAAACTTCTCGAGCGCCAGCTGAAAGCCACGACCAACGCGACCGACGCGCAAGTGAAAGCCACGGAAGCGTTCATCCTGAAGCAGTCTCTCGCGACCGGTGTCTCCGACGGAGAGCTCCGTCCGGCTATGGGGAAACTCGTCAGAGCTACCGGTGATCTCACCCGTTCCCAGGAGCTCCTCGCGCTTAGTCAAGACATAGCGATCCAGACCGGCAAGCCGCTCGCCGCCGTCACCGATGCGGTCTCAAAAGCCGCGAACGGTCAGTACACCGCACTCAACAAACTCGACCCGACGATGAGGGATCTCGTAAAGTCCGGCGCGTCCGCCGATGAAGTCTTCGCCAAGCTCGGCGAGACATTCGGAGGAGCTTCGGCGGAATACGCGAAGACATACGAGGGCCAGCTGAAGCGCGTGAACGTGGCGCTCGACGAGTCGAAGGAGACGATCGGAGCGGCACTACTTCCAGCTCTCGGCGGTCTCCTCGAGTTCGTGAACGGAACGGTCGTCCCGGGTCTCTCCAAGATGGGCGACATCCTCCAGGAAGACGGACTCGTCGGCGGCCTTCAGCGGATCTTCACCGCCGGCTTCGATTGGCTCGTGAACACCGGTCTCCCCATGTTGAGAGACAAGCTCGCCGAACTAGGCGGAGCTCTCGTCGATTGGATCGGGCCACGGATCGGACCGATGCTCTCAGCTCTCGGAGGCTTCATCGCGGCCGCGGCGAATTGGGTCCTCGACACCGGGCTCCCGATGCTCGTCGAGAAGCTCCAGGAGTGGGGCCAGGCCTTCGTCGATTGGCTCGGCCCGAACATCGCGCCAATGCTTCAGGCGCTCGGCGAGCTCCTCGCGAAGATCGGCGTCTGGGTCATCGGAACCGCACTCCCGAAACTCGTGAAACTTGCCGGAGAGCTCGCGTGGAGTTTGACGAAGTGGGCCTTCGATCTCGCCCCGGAGATCATCAAGGGACTCGGCCAGATGGTCATCGCCATCGTAAAGAAGATCCCAGAGATGGCACTCAAACTCGGCGAAGGCTTCGCCGACCTCGGCATCGGACTCGGTAAGAGTCTCGTGAACGGACTCATCGACATGGTGAACGCGCTCATCGGAAAACTCAACTCTCTCCTCGAGTTCACGATCCCGGTCCCATTCGGCCCCGACATCAAGGTGAACGCACCCGACCTCGCCAAGATCCCGAAGCTGGCGGAGGGGGGGCTCGTAATGGGCCCTCAACTCAGCGTCATAGGCGAGGCCGGACCAGAATTAGTGGTCCCTCTCGACAAGGTAGGACAGATGGGCGGGGGCAACACCTACCAGATCACCGTCCAGGCCGGCGTCGGCGACCCTCGCGAGATCGGCCGCCAAGTGGTGGACGCGATCAAACAATACGAACGCACCGCCGGCCCCGTCTTCGTGGCGGCATAAATGCCCGGCCTAAACATCGCGCCGGCGATCGTCGAGATCGAGTTCGTCGAGTCCTCCGTCACGTCTAACTTCGTCCTCGATGATCCCGTTCGAGGAGTTCTCAACAACACGACCTACCTCCTCGGCGGAGCAGTCTGGAACGATGTCACGAGTCGCGCGTACCGGACGAACATCGACCGCGGAAAGAACCAAGCGCTCGCGCGTTACAACGCCGGCACGATGTCGGTGACACTCGACAACGAAGACGCCATCTTCGACCCGACCATCCCCGCCGGTACTTCGGGCTACCCATACGCCGGCCAGATCATCCCCGGGAAGCGCGTCCGCGTCACGGTCGGGACCGAGGTTCAGTTCCTCGGAGTCATCCAGGATTGGAACTTCGACTACCCACTAGGCGGCCGCGCTACCGCAACGATCAGCGCCGCGGACGCGTTCGTCCAGCTGGCGAACCGAACACTCGCCGCGGACACATTCCCGGAAGCTCTCTCCTCCTCGATGCTCACGACCGTCCTCGACCAGCCCGAGGTCGCATTCGACTCGAGCCTCCGAGACATCGGCACCGGTGTGACAACACTCCAAGAGACGACCGTCGAACTCGGAACGAATGTCCTCACATTCGCGCAACTCATCGAAGCGTCCGAACCTGGCTCTCTCTTCGTCTCGAAGGACGGCTTCCTCACGTTCAGATCTCGCCGATACAACCCGACCTACTCCGGAGCGATCACCATCACCGACGACGGGACATCCGTGACACCGCGCTCGATAGAAGTTGAGTACGGATCGGAGCTTCTCTACAACCGCGCAACGATCACGCGCGAAGGCGGCACGACTCAAGTGTTCGATGACGCCACCTCCCAAGCCGAGTACGGCATCTTCGCCTACTCCGCGAGCGGTCTCCTCATGAACTCCGACGCCGTGGCGCTCTCGATGGCTCAGTACTACGCGAACACATTCGGCGAGCCGGTGTTCCGTCCGCGTCGCGTCATCATCGACATGGCCGCACAAACGGGAAGCAACCAGGGACTACTCCAAGCGCTCGACATCGACGACCTAGTGCTCATAAAGTTCACACCACCGGGCGGACTACTCATCGAGAAGTACATGGTCGTCTCCGGCATTCATCACCGCATCGCACCGGGGACGCACGTGATCGACATGGATCTCATCGACGCACAAGAGCAGAGCATGATCTACGGCGACGCGGCCGTAGCTCCAGAAGACCAACCGCTCTCACTATTAGACTCGAACCGATACGGCTTCTAGGAGGAAAAAATGGCGGAAGGATACAAGGCATGGACCGGAGGAGATGTCCTCGACGCTGGCGATCTCACCGACTACGCCAGCTCTCAAGCGGTCATGAGGTTCGCGAACGCCGCCGGCCGTGACGCCGCTCTCACCGTCTCCGTCGTGAAGGAGGGGATGCTCGCATACCTCAAGGACACGAACGTGCTCACCGTGAACACCGACGGCACGACCACCGGATGGATCCAGATCTACCCCGTCGTCACCGCATCCATCGCCGACTCACAAGTCACGAACGCGAAGCTCGCCGCGAACTCTGTCTCGAGCTCGAACATCATCGATGGCACGATCACGGGGACCGACATCGCATCGGGAACAGTTACCGGAGCGAACATCCAAGACGGAAGCATCGGCCCGTCCGATCTCGGAGCCGGCACCTACGGCATCAGCATCTCCGGCAACGCCGCCACCGCAACTTCGGCAACCTCGGCCACCACCGCAACCTCGGCAACCTCGGCCGCCAGCGCATCCGACTCGGCGCTCCTCGGTGGATACGCCGCGAATGTGAACACATCGAGCTCGACGATTGTCCAGCGATACGGCGGAGGCTCCATCGAAGGCTTCTCATTCAACGCGACCGGAGGCTCGATCGGCGCGTTCCGCGACACCGGGACCTACACATACATCGGCTTCGGTACCGCTCGAGTCATCAACGCGACCGACGTGTATTCGCAAGCGGTCTCTAGCGCTCGAACGGTTCTCATCAACTCGAACCTAACTCTCGGCACATCAACATCGTCGCGCCGACATAAGAGAGAGATCACACCGCTCGCCTACGACACCGCCGACATCCTCAAGATGGAACCGGTGAGCTACCGCTACAACGAAGGCCACCTCGAAGAAGGCGCTACCTACGCGGTCGAGGTCGGTCTCATCGCTGAAGACCTCGCCGATCTCGGCTTCGAGGAGGTCATCTTCCGAGACAAGGAAGGCCAGCCCGACGGCATCGCATACGAGAAGCTCTCGGTCCTCCTCCTCAAGGTATGCCGCGATCAGCAGACACAACTCGACGCGCTCTCCGCACGTCTCGACGCATTGGAGGCCAACAATGCCAACTAGCGGACAGTTTGCCGTCGGTGAGCTCGTCACCGCATCAGACGCGAACACTCTCTTCACTCGTGGCTATCGGAACCGCATCATCAACGGAGCGTTTATCATCAACCAGCGCGGCTACACATCCGCCTCGAACCTTGCCTCGGGGAGTTACGGCTTCGATCGCTGGAAGTCTGGCTACACGAACACCGCTCTCACATTCACCGCCGGATCCCAGGCCACCACCGTGACCATCTCGACCTCTGGCGTACTTCAGCAGATTATCGAACGCGAGAACATGCCCGCGGGAACCTACACCCTCTCGTGGACCGGCACCGCTACCGGCAGGATCTACAACTTCGGCGCAACAGCTCCGGCCTACGCCGCCGGTCCGATCACCGTCACGCTCGACGGATCCGCAAACGTGGTCGTCGAGTTCACCGCGTCAGGATCAACGAAGACTCTCGGCCTGGTCCAAGTCGAAGCCGGGACCGTGTACTCGCCGTTCGAGTACCGGCACCGAGGCGAAGAGCTAGCTCTCTGTCAGCGCTACTACCAGAGGAACTCCGCCGTCGGCGCTAGTGGAACCATCGCCAAAATGCTCCCACTCGGCTATCAAGTAACTACAACATCGTCTATCTATCCGGTCGTTTTTTCGCCAATCATGAGAGCTACACCGACCATCAACAGCGCCGGAGTAGAAGCTTCAGACGACATCACCTACGCGACGGTCATCTTCACGATGACTATCCAGCAAGCAAACGCACAGCTCGCGACCATAGTCATCACCTACGGAGCGTCGGGAGCACAGTTTCGACCGCAAATCATCAGAGCTTCTCTAAATAACACCGGCTTCATCGACTTTTCAGCGGAGCTCTAAATGCGCTACTACATCGTCACAATCAACCTCCTAGAGGCAAACCACGAAGGTCTCATCGCAATCACGCCAGAAGGACATCAGCTCGGCATCCCAAAAGACCCCGAGAACCTTGACTATCAGAACTATCTCGCATGGGTCTCCGAAGGTAACACCGCCGAAGAATGGCGACCCGAACCATGAACCCCGAGGTCGTGGCGGCCATCGTGACCGGATGCTTCCTCGTGCTCGTCGCACTCATCGAGAAGACACGACGCGAGAACAACCGCGACCACGGCAAGAACGCCGAGAAGCTGGACCGCATCGAAGACAAGATCGACGGCCACATCAACGACCACGCGCGAAGAGATCTCAGCTAATGCGCCGGCTCCTACCACTCGTAGGAGCCCTCTACGCACTCCTCGCGGCACATCCGGCGAGCGCCGAGGCGACCGGTCGAGTGTTCACATGTCACGAGTCCAGCTCCTCCAGCTGGCAGATGACGCAACCCCAGGAACACGCCGACGCCGGTCTCTGGCCGACGTGGTCCGACTGTCTCGCATGGCGTGACGGCGACCCCGGTCCGAGCTATGTCTGGAGCTACGGCCTACCGAACGAAACAACAACAACAGAAGCCGCCACAACGACGACCGAGGCGACTACCACCACAACAGAAGCACCGCCGACAACGACAACGACAGAACCGCCGCCACCATCCACGGACCCTCAGACGACCACCACGACCTCATCTCAAGCTCCCGAGACAACTAGCACGACAACCACAAGCACAACCGAGGCACCGATCCAGACAGTCGCGAGCACGTCATCGACATCTCTTCCGAACATGACCGACAACACGAGCGAAGCGATCGCGACAGACAACACCGAAAGCACGACAAGCAGCTCGACAACATCGACCAGCATTCCCCAGATAGAACTCACACCCGAGACCGTACCAGCCGCGCCACAAGGCTCTCAGAGATCCGGGGGACTCGCCCCTGGATCATCGAACGGACTCGCCCCTGGAGTCACCCCAGAAGCCCAGAGAGCCATCGTCGCCGCATCTCTCGGACTCATCACTAGCTCCGTGGCGGCATCAAGGAGAAGAACATGAAACTCATCCACCACCTCGCCGGCAACGTCTGGACATACGTCTCGGCCGGCTTCGTCCTCATGACCGTCACCGGATCCGTTCGGATGACCGGGATCTACCTCACGATCTTCGGCGTGGTCGTAGAATGTGCGGCGGTACTACTGAAGAAAGAAGACACCAATGAATGAGAAGCTCCTCTCGATGATCGCCGAATACGTCCGCGCGGTAGCGGTCGCGATCCTCACACTCGTCGCCTCCGGCAACATGGCACCCCGCGCGATGGCAATCGGCGCGGCCGCTTCACTTCTGCCACTTCTAGCTCGTGGCGCGAACCCGAAGGACTCAGCCTTCGGACGCACCGGAGAGCCCAATGCCTAAGAAGCGCACATACACCGGCACGAAAGACGGAGCCGCCACCGGCAAGCGTCCAGGCACCGAAGAACTCCAGCGTCTCCTCTGTAAGCGCTTCGGCGCGAAGAACCTCGGGACCTGGGTCGTGCGCAACATGCGCGGGAAGAACACGCTCTCGGTCCATGCGACCGCTAGAGCGGGGGACACCATGCCGAAGAACCGCAAGGACGCGCTCGAGATGATCGCACTCCTCGAACGCCACGCCGAGCTCCTCGAGATCGAAGAGATCCACGATTACCTCTTCGACATCGACGGCAACGGCCCCGCCGTCGGCTACGGCCGCGGATGGCGTGTCGGCCGTGGATGGAAGACGTGGACGGCAACCGATAACGGCGGACCCGGGGGCCTCTGGATCCATTGGGAGATCTCGCCGCGTATGGCGGACGATGCGAAAGCGGTCCGCGCCGCTTGGATGGCGGCGAAGAAGCTAGACGGCCTCTAAAGATCGCCGGCTTCGGAACGCTTGGACACGGCCCGAAGTCGCCCACGACTCCCGCGTAGTTTTCTCTTTTTCGACGCGGTTGAGACGTGGGGAGGGGTCGGCCTTCACCCCATGAGGCCGGCCCCTACACGCGAATGACTTGACACACCTCCCGAGTTTGTTATGGTGAGGTCTGGCGGTGCCAAGACCGCCCGAAACAGAAAGAGAGAGACGTGAAGAAGATCGTCATCATTCCATGCGGAGGAGCGAAGCTCACCACACCCGCACCCGCGCGAGAGCTCTACATCGGCTCAATGTTCCGCGACCAGCTGGCCACCGCGCTCACCATGACCGACGAAGAGAACATCTTCATCCTTTCGGCGAAGCATGGACTCATCGCACTCGACACAATCGTCGAGCCATACGACCTCAAGATGGGCCAGAAGAACACCGTCGCGACCGAAACACTCGCCGCGCAAGTGGACGCCATCATGCCGAAGAACGAGACC